CGATATTACGAAGTCGATTCATTGTCACATCAGTTCTAAAATATCCACGGTCCATTCTCAAGTTTACGTGTGTACCATCGTTGTTTGCTTCTGAACCAAGTACTGTAGCAGATGCAAAACGATGTCCGTAAGTCGGATCGTTTTGATAGAATACTTCGCCAGCAAGCAAATTAGTATCTGTATCTGATGTAGTATATCGAATTGTACATGTATTCGATGTTGCAATCACGTTTGCTTCAATCGAAACATCAGTAGAATTAGTATTTGTAATATCTATTTCAAAAGATTCAGTGTTTCCACTGACATTTGCATGTAAGAACGTAATCTCGTTATTGCCTGATATTGGTCTACCGTCTTCTGTTAAATCGCCTGAATATGCAGATTTTGTATAATTGATAGTTAGAGTAGAGTTAGGAATACTTTTATCAACAATAATACCTTCCCATACAACGTTCGCACTACTCACATCATTTGCTGTAGCAAATATTTCCGTACCAATATCGAGAGCGAGAGCTGCTTCTGTTGAGTCTGTATTAGTTGTTTCGAGGTTATAAAGTACGAGATCTTGTTTCGCAGTTGTAAACTGCTCGAACGGTGAGTTATGATAATAGTAGGCATTACTCGTAAATTGTAGATCATCTAGTGTTAAAGTTTTATCAGATCCAATAATCTGCGCATCAGAAGAATAACCCCAACCACCATCTATAAAGTTAAAGTTAACAACACCAACAGCTGATTGAATAGCTGCGACTGTCGCCTGTGCTTTCTTACCTGACCCTACTTTAACGTATAGTCTTTCGCCAACTTTAAAATCAGAATCAGATGCAGTAATAGTAAAGTGAGTAAGTGAACCAACTACTTCGTTTCTAAACTCGTCTGTCAGACTTTGATCGATATCGTATGCAAATATTAATTCGTTTGTAACGAAGTTATCTGAAAGACCAGACAAATATAATACTTCAACAAATTTAGAACCAGTTTTAACTCTAACAAGTTTTTCAGCAAATGCAGTTGCACCTGAAATAGAACCGAATATTTGTTTACCTACAAAATTTAAATTTTTATCAGAAGGTAGTAGTTCTAAGTATCGTTCGTTTGTCCATTCGTTATCTGAAAGACGAAACAGATCTCGCGATGGCTCGTATACTCTTGCTTCTAATCCATAGATTAATTTGAAGAAAAGATCGACGGCTCGCGGTGAACCTTTTGCACGATAAAATTCTAATGCGTTCTTGACAAATAGTCTTTTATTCGTAGCAACGTTAAACTGTACATCAGAAAGATATTTGTTTTTAAAGTCAATAATAAAATCATCAATCGTTTTATCGATATCTTTGTATTCGGCTAGACGTCTGCTATGGTACAAAACCTGATTGTTTGATTCTAACCACTCATAATATGCTTTGACAAAAGCAATGAACATATCCCCTTCATCATGATAGAATGAAGGGAATTGGTTCTTTACAAGTTGCGATATATCTTTCGTAACGTCTCTAGCCACTTAATCGTACCTGTTCGACTTGTACAACAATATCTTCGTCAAGTACTCGAAGAATGGATGTTTTGATTGATGGTATATCTCGTTCTTTTGGTACTACAGTAAACTTCAGCTGAGTTTGTTGATCGCCTGTAGCAAAATCGTCTAAAATCAAGACTCCTAAATTATAATCAATACTACCAACTGTTGCTAATACTATTGCATCACCAGCTTCAGCATCTGGTTCACAGACGACAACCAATTTTCCCTTACCATCATCGGCAATGTGTGCAGTCAGTCCATTAAATTGAAACTTATCTGATTTAACAGTTGTGGATTCATTGACTTTTTGTTCTTTGATTCGATGGCCAAATGTATCGTTGAGTGTCATTGCAAAATCAAGTTTGTATGATTGTCTCTCACCAATTGTAAGAGGCAGATATTGAGTTGCTTTTACAATTGTATCATTACTGATAATTGCATTTTGTGCGCTATCAATAGCTGCAATCATTTTACTGTATCGCATTGTCTTGTTAAATCCATTCAAATTATTTTCGTTAAATGCTTGAATAGATGATACGACAAGACTCTTGATGTCATCAACACCCAGTGAAGTTTGTGAAATGTCATATTTAACTTTCGTATCAATTGACAAGTACAGATATTCAGGTTTAACAAAGACTGGATCGATTGACAAGGGGCTGCGAGGTGCAATAAATGACCTGTATTTTTCTCGATAGCTATCAGGTAACAGATCTGTATTCTTTAAATCTACAGATACGATTACTTTACCAAATTGAGGTGGATCAAATTCTTCTCCACCAAATGCAGCTACATCATTGATTTCTGAGAAGTTTGCTTTGAGTAGTGTAGCGTAATCTTGTGCGGTGACAACACGTTCCTGAGTTGTAAATGCTCGAGGCGCATTAAACTTAATTGATTCTAGAGTTTCAGGAATAGAACCACCTGATGCTTTTGCAACTGTCTGAACATTGTTAACAACCGCAGAACCAACATCATCGTCGGCCGTAAAGACTTGCAAGCCATTCGGAAGCTCACCGTTACACGCACGATATTCTATTAACACAATCGAGTTGTTCTTTGGTTCTCGACCAATAATTCCATCACCAAATTGTATTTCGTACGTATCGTTTTCTGCAGCTTGTAAGAAGAACACTTGATCTTGTGAACCAATGCCAAACAAAGAGTCGCGCCGCTCATATGTCAGAGTAACAGCACCGTTATCTTCGATTACAATTACCTTCAAACTATTTGTATCGACTGTTTTATTTGTGATAAGAAAACGTGGTTGAGAAGTATTATCGGTTACATACGAATCTTGTACGTAATCACCTTCGAAGATCGTTACGTTGTTCGCAACGAATTGATTAGTCACATCTGTACTTCCTGCTTGTACGTTCTCTGCAGTCGTAAATGTAAAATTCTTATTATTCGAACGGCCAGTAAATGTGGTACCTCGAGGAATCAATACAGTTGAATTATCAGATGAGTCAGTTAATGTAATATTGATTGTAGCTTGTGCTGATCTAAATGATCGTGGCAGATAATTCAATTCTTTTGCATGAGAGATAATAGAGTCGCGAAGCAAAGCAGAATCGAGGAACATCTCATTCGCGATCATATTCAAATAGAAGCCATTCAGATTTGTATTGTATGCGAGAATGTCTAGTAATACACTGATATTCGAAGCTTCAAAGTCATAGTCTTTAAATAAATCTTGACCTTTAAGATAGGTCTTTAGATTATCTTTGACTGTTTCGAAATCGAGTGTTGTGAGATCGTTACTTGTAGTAGCCATTTTATCTTACTCTATATAGCGTGATGTTGAGATCTTCGTCTCGTTCTGATGCTACGATGCTGAATTTTATAAACACATTCACCATATTTTGTTCATTATCGCCTGTAGCTTTGACCTCAAGCAGACGTACTCGAGGCTCATTGTTTGTAACTATTTCTTTGATATGCCTTTCGATTTCGGCAGTAATACCTACTAAATCAGTAGACGGCTCGAATAACCATCTACGAACATTGCCACCAAATTCAGGATTTCTTAACCTTTCATATTTATTAGTCAACACCAAGTTGCGTAATGACATTTTTACTGCGTCGACATTTGTCTTACGACTAATTTGGCCTGTATTAGGATGAGCTAAGAAAGATTGATTGAAGTCACTGAACAAATCTCGGTTTTTGGCCGAGATTTTATATTCTTCATATCCTTTTGCTGTCTTTACGCCCATTGTTTTTCTCTTTTAATTGTTATTTATGTTTATGTGGGATTACCAGAATTACCAACAATATTATTGGCCGCACCAAGAGCATAAGTACCTGACGAGTGCTTGTGATTAGGCAGTTCGGTCAGTATTGGATCACCATCAAGTGTTGTACCAGCTGGTAGATCCATCGCAGTGACACCACTAAATGAGATTGTGCCGCCATTTATTGTAACAGTGACCGTACCATTTGTAAGTGATATCTGGCCGCTGCCATTCATTTCTACAGTCGATGTTCCGTCTGTAATAGTAATTGGCTCGGTGCCATCACCAGTGACAGTAAACGCCGAACATGTAAATTCACTCGGCACTGGATCTTCACATTGTATTACTTGGAATTTAGATTTGACTTCGATTGTAAATGTGTTTGCTGGATAATCTACATCATATTCACAGTCAGGTCCATCAGGTACACCACCACCGGCACCACTACCTGAAACACCCTTCGCATTCTTTAATGCTGTCAAATCTGCAGCGAGTTGATTCGCATCAGCT